AAACTGGCAGGTTGCCATCCTCATGACGCACAGGATAGTAGCCAACGAAATCACCAGCCGCTACAGCATAGCCTATGACATAGCCATCATCCCGGCACCACCCAGGCCCCAGTGTTGTTATGTTCGGATCTCTTGTTTCCAAGTCGATTGCGATACGATCATACCCTGTGAGATCAGGAAAGGATGACGGCGGCTCCCACTCATCATCACCGAAACCAAGCGCAGCTTCTTTGACATCTATGTCAAGAATATTCATCTGCTTATCCATCGTTTATGATCTCACCTCCAAGGGCGGCGTATCCTATGATATCCACCCATGAGTCATCCTTTGTCATGTCTTCGCTTAATCTAGCTAATTTGAGTCCTACCATGCAAGCTACCACCTGTTCGGGTGTAATGTCCTGCTCGAGTATGATGCTCCATATCTGTGCAATACGCTCGTGGTTCTTTCTGGCCGGGCCATACTCCTTGGCTCTTGGACCGTTGATAAGCTGCTCTGCTGTCTTCAAAAAGAATTGTCTGTCTTTCATAGCTGAAACCCATAATATGATTGTGATTCGATAATGTGCAGAGACTTTCGAGCACGAGTCAGGCCAACATAGAATGTCCTGATCTCAGCGTCCTGATCCCTGCTCTCAACACAAGCCCTCGAAGAGTCGAGCAGCAGAGCTACGTTGTCTGCTTCGCCACCCTTGGCTTTGTGTATAGTTGATATCCTGATTCGCGGCTTGCCTGTCAGGATAGATTCACCCATTCGGCGGACAGATGTAATGTATATCCGCTCGTTCTCCGACACCTTCAGCACCTCGTGCCATGGTGTATCGATCTCTGCTGTCAACTCACCCAGAGTTTTGACATCACTGAAACCATATGTTTCTTCTGCATCCAGACTAGCAAGCTTCTTCCTGCCAGACTTAGTTATGGCATCCGATACCAATAGCGTTGATAGCTTCTTGATATCTGCCGCAGACAAGAACCTGCCCCTGCATAGATCCAGCCACATCTCGATGCCGCTCAACACGTTTGGTGATATCGACCAGCCCGACCCCTCGCGCCAGTACAGATAGCCCTGATCCTTTAGATCACTAGCCACCCTGTTTGCGATGTAGTTTGTTCGAGCCAGTATCAACCACTCGCCCGTCCTGATATCTACATCCATGATATCCCGGTGCCATGTTATCGAACCTTGCTCTTCGGTGCTTGACCATGTCTTTGGTTGCCTCGTCATTAAACGTCTGACCATATTGTCTGCTTGTTTATGTATCGACACGGGCAGGCGGTATGATTTATCGAGCACGATCTTGTTGGGGCAAGCGTTCAGGAAGTCTTTGACATCCACACCCATCCACGAATAGATGCACTGATCATCATCCCCGGCATAGTATATGCGCTTGGCGTTGGGTTTCATCACCTCATGCACCATGCGCCATTGTAGCGGAACCAGATCTTGTGCTTCGTCCACGATCAGAACATCGAGCAGCGGACTGTCGCCCTGTTCAATGAAGTCCTCGATCATGTCCACAAAATCTATCTTGCCTGTTTCTTTCTTGTAGTCACGCAACACCTCGTCTACCAGCTTGAGTTGTTGGTAGTGCAGTCTGCGATCAGCCACCTCGTTGAACTGTTGCTCGATGCTGACCCCCCGAACCCGTGCCATCTGTATGATAAACATATATGCGTCACCGCTCTTGCCGGGGGTAAACAAAAGACCATCGGCCATGGTGACTGACGAGTTCGAGCTAAACTCAAGACCCAACAGCTTGCCAATCTTGGTAAAGTCCTTGCCGACCAACACCTGCTTTGTCGTCAGACCCATGTATTGAAACGCAAAACTATGCAACGTGCGGAACCAGATCATCTGATCCACATCTATGTTTAGCTTTGCCGCCGCCCTCTCTCGAGCTTCCTCTGCCGCCTTACGAGAAAAAGATACGAACGCAATATGTTCAGGAAGTGTGCCATTCTCTAGCTCCTGCTGTACGATCTCGATGAGTCTTGTTGTCTTGCCCGTGCCTGGGGGTCCGAAGATTGTGGTTTCCATCTTAATCCACCTCTTCGTAAAAATATGGCTCAGAAACATAACCCTTAAAGTCACTTTGATAGGGCAGACGATCCATACAGTTTTCACAAGTATCGCCAAGCTCTAATGACTTAACCTTCCTATAACGAGTTGTCCAACGATGACCACAAGTGTCACATAAAAAATAAGCCACATACATTAGAACGGCACCTCATTATCTTGAACCTCGATACTTGGAACTTGGATCTCTTTATTAAACGCAGGCACCCACCAGACTCGAAGTTGTTTTGATTCACCCTTGGTTGTATTAAATCGTTTCTTGCCATGTGCAGCGGAACCAGAATTCATTTCCTTGAGTCGCTCCTGAATCTGACCCCGGCTGTATGTATCGAACTTGTTGTTACGCAGATACTTCATCAGCGCCTCGATCTTAAAATATGTCATGTTGTCTTCTTCATCAGTGTACGGCTTACCCAGACTGATCTCTTCGGCTGACTGTGCCTGCACCCGGCCATCACAAAACGCCTCGAGCAGATCCATGAACTGCCCTTTGTATGTCAGTTCTTCCGGCACCTCGATCTCACTCATGTCTTCCATCATGATCGATACAATGACCTGCCACTCTGCCAGTTTCATCAACGGTGGCATCTTACGGATCTGTTCCATGCAGGCTTTCTGGAATCGTTGCGGTGTTTGCAGATCATCCGTTGTCAGTTCGACACGTTGCCCTGCCACGTCACAGAACCACACAGGCGGTTCGGATTTGACCACACACAGTCCTGATATATCTACGTTCGAGGCATGACCACCAATGCCATACTTCTTTGTCCTGCACAGACTCTTGTTGCAAAAGCTTTTGAGTGGCTCCTGATCACACGGGAATCCATACTCTTTCTTCTCATGCTGAGTCTGGATCGTCACAACCTCTGACGCAGGCAGAGGCGGCGTACAAAACTTGTTGTTGATTTCTTCGAGCCTCGACTTCCAGTTGTCCGGCTGCTCCTTCTTGCATCCCACGGCTGCTGCAAACATCACTGTGTTGCGTGTGCCTTCGGGTATACCCTGCCCAAACATACAGTTCAGGCAGGGTGCCCACTCTTTGAACTCATCGATCTGTTCACCAAAGGTCAAACCAACAAAAGCCTCCGGCTCCACAGTCCTCCCATCGACGAGTTGCAAGAATTCTTTTAGTGTTGCAGGTTCTCCGTCTTCTTTAACAGCGAAGCGGAGCGTCTGTTTCGCATCAAAGTACGGAAGGTTAATAAAGTTCCCAACATCACCACGCTCGACAATAATCTGTTCTTGCTTTGGAAATATCTCACAGCCACCGTATCCAAGATACGATGAAATCTCTTGTGCTTTATCACGGAACTCTCCTGCACTTATGTAGGTCTTAAAGAAAAAGAATATGTGTGCGCCACCGGACTTGGATCGACAGACCACCGCCGGGACTTTCATCTTCCGTAGCTTCTTGTCTATTGCAGCCAGATCAAGTGGGTACTGATCGATGTCTAACGCACCGAACTTGCACTCGTTATTCTCGTTGATCGGTATCGAACCTACACCGCCCTCGCCCTTGAGGTGACCAGCAATAAGTTCGACCGTAAGTGGTTTGCGAACGATGACAGACTTGGCCTTTTGTTTGCCAGCCCTTCGTTCATTCGATATCTGTGTCTGTCCATGTGCCGCACCAAAACCCTCAAACGCAGCCATGAACCGTTGTAGGTAGCTCATGGGTATTCCCCTTGTTGGTTTGGGGTGCCGTTAGTTGATACCTAGACGACACCCCAAGAGGTTTAAAACGGTACGTCGTCAGAGTCAGGTGTGCTTTTCTCCTCACCAGTTCCAGTTTTAATCTCACCAGCCCTAAAGGAATTATACAGATCACGAGCTTCCATGATCGCTTCAGGCTTTACGCTATCCATCTCTTCCTGCGCTACTGCGTAGTTGAACCATGAACCTTTGTCGTTGCTCTCCTGCACAGAGGTCAGTCTCCACGGCACAGCCCACATCGGTGGGTTGAACATACCTTTCTGCGGATGCTGAATCTTCAGA